TGCTTGCTTAACTGCAAACTCCTTATCTCCGTATTGAATAACTTCCGTATCGACAACTTCAATACCATTATCCTCAAGGTATTGTTTCATCGCGATTGCCGATGTTACCCCATCTAAGTCCTGGTGGAAATATATTTTAGCCTTACTATATCTGTCAGATAATTCTCTGATATTTCTAATTCCCGATTCTGAAATAATTTTTCTCATACCTAATAAATATTACTCTTTCCAGAAAACTTGGACAAGAATAATGACCACAGATAAAGAAAGGCATATTAGTGTTTTAAGAGTAATTTGTTCATTGAACATGTAGTGAGCCATAGCTGCGTACACCATTGTACCTATTGAAAACCCTATGATTCTACTCGGCCATAATGCACCTCCATAATGTCTAATTAACATGTTAATACCAGCCATGAATATGATTGATATTGGAATACCTAATAATACGGAGAACCATTGATTTTGTTTAAAGAAGTCATACTTCATATGACCTTGTATTTGGAAAAACGTCAGAATTTGACCAAAAATTAGTAAGAATATACCAAAAAAAAAGTTCATCAATAATGATAAACTTTTCAAAATTAATTATCAAATAAAAATTACTTTAGGGTTAACAAATATTTCAATTTGTTTACACCATGTAACATTTCGTCTCTCAAATTCAATAAATCAGAATCTTGTTTTGGGTCAAAGTGGTCAGTTAAAGATATTAAAAACACACAAGTCTCATCAATAAAACTTTGTAAGTTCATTTCTTTAATGTCCATACCATTTATTTGGTACCCACCCATATATTCGGGTCTTCCATGTTTACCCATACAAGCCTCAACAAAATCGTCGATTAATTCGTTTAAATCTGAATATATTCCACCATAAGCTTGGTGTTTTGCATATGATGTTGTTTGCCAATGTAAAAATCTAAATTGGGTTTGTATCTCAACAAGTGTTAAAATTATTTCTGAGTTTTCCATACTAATAAATATATGTTAAAATAAAAAACGGAGTTTATTGTACTCCGTTTTCAAATTCTAATTTTTGTTGTCTTTTTTGGTCAACAAATCCCTGTATTCGTTCTCTTGCAACATTTGCATAATTCTCAGACAATTCGATACCAATCCATCTTCTATCAAGTAACTCAGCCGCAACACTGGTAGTTCCACTTCCATTGAATGGGTCAAGTATAATATCATTCTTATATGATAATATCTTAATCGCCTTGTTTGGGATATCCATTGAGAATGTTGCCTTTGTCATTGGTCTTGAGTCATTTAAATACTTCCATTGTCCGAACACCAACTCCATAAAGTCCTTCTTATCTTCGTCCTGATAAACCATCTTGGTCTTACCTTCTTCTGTTATGGTAGGTTCCCCTTTCCATTGCGGTTCACCCTTAACTTTCTTAATGTGGTGTTTCTTATAAGCCAGAACAATACATTCCTTTGGATTGTAGATATATGGCGACGACGGACTCATCCAACTACCCCAAGCAGTTGTCTTACTTCTATGGGGACTATCCTCTTCCAAGTCGACCACACCAAAGAACTTAAACCCAATCTCCTTCATAACCTGATAAACTTCAGATACAAAGAATATTCTTCCACCTTTGGCTTGTCGGTTAATCTCATATGGAATATTCAAAGCAATTCTACCATCATCTTTCAATACCTTATAAGCTTCAGTCATCCACTTACGAGTGAATTCCAAATACTCACTAATCTCCATATCATCGTTATGAACATCATATGCGATGTTAACACCGTATGGCGGCGATGTCACAATCAAATCCACAGACCCCTCAGGCATACCTTTCATTACCTCAGAACAATCTCCGGTAATTACTTTATTAATATAATTCTCTATCATTATTCTCCAATGTTTCAATGTGATGTTGTAGATACCAAAGAGCCTTCTTTAAATCTTCCAACTCTTTTTCTTTGTGTTTTTTACCAGCTCGTGAAATGTATTTTACGGTATTACCCAAACAAAACCCTAAGTTCCAAGCGTCTATCACTTTAATTGCTTCGTAAACATTCTCTTTTCCCCCATAATGTTCGGGGTTGTTTACCATTTCCATTTTATTTCTTAAATGTTCTAATAATTCTTTTTCCATCATTTAATAAGTTTTCTTACGTAATATCCTTTACCATATTGACTTTCTTCAATATAACCTTGTTCAATTAAATTGTTAATTTTAGTTTGTGTCATATCCATAGGTAACTTCAAAATATACTCAGAAATATAAGTAATATGAATGGGTCTTTCAAGTTTAGATAAGAGAGATTCTGTTTGTGTTGTATTTTTTCTCATACGATTTGAATTTTTCTTTAGTTTCATTACTTGTAAAAATTAAACAATCCGCATTTAAAAAAAATTTAATAACTGATAAATCTTCTTTGATTGTTTCTATCTGTTTTTCTCCAACTATTTTTTTGTTAAACCCCATTATCCAAATATATTAAGAATTCTTCAATAAACCAATTGTTTTTGATTGCATAATATAACTAACAACCTTTCTTTTAAAAATTGGTAATAGTGTGTTTTCTAATGGTAATTGATTAGACACCTTAATATCAAATAAAGGTAACTCAGTATTAATATTTAAAGTTTTAAATAACTTATTAAATGTGTGTTTTGAAGTCTCTTTGAAGATTAAATCAACCGTAATTTTTGACTCGACTTTTAATTTCTCAGGTTCTCCACAATTAAACTCCCATATGTATTTTTCACCTCCAATCTCAGTATAAAAATATCCCTTTGAAAAGTCCTTAATCTCTTCTCTGTTTTTTAAATTAATTGCAACTGAGTCGTAGGTAATAGTCCATAAAGCTTTAACAATGTTAAAGTATTCGTAAATCTTTAATCCGGCTTTCTTTAATATCTTATTAAATTCAACTAATTGGACATCATCTAACTTAGGTATTGGTTCAAATTTTAATTCTGTAAGTAATATTTCATCATCAATTGACTTAAACTTTTTATTTAAATTGATGTACTTAAATTCAGAACTAATGGTTTGTAGATTTGCTAGATTTAATGAGATTTCACTAAAAAGAGGGTATAATTCAAACTTATCTATCTTTTCGTCACAATATTTAATAAAATCCATAAGCACATAATATTTGTGTTCATAGTCGATTGGTTCTTGGATTATCCAATCAGGATTTAATTTAAAATGTGATTTCTTTTTTCTTCTACTTTTAGTGGTCATACTATCCCTCCATTTGGAAAATATAGTATGTGTCGCCGTTAAAAACAATAGTATCTTCATCTCCGTTGTAGTGATTAAGGATATTTCCGTATCCATCACTTTCCACAACACCTTCAATAAGTTTTCTCATATCAACAAAGTTACTAAGTTCAAGACCATAATTCTTTATTGTGTCCGCCGGATTATCAACAAGGTCGTCTAATAAACTTTCAACCTTATCATCAATCATATGTTCAGGAATATCTTTGTCACTATCTCTTAATTCATCCAACTCCTCAGTCAATTCATCCAACTCTTCTTGCGATAAACCTTCAGGGTTTTCTAATTTTTCTCCAATTTCATCCATTCGTTCTTGAACTTCCTCACTATACTCGAACTCATCCTCATCAAAATAACTATCAAGGTTATCTCTGACATTATCATATTCACCCTCTCTGAACCAATCTTTTAATTCTTCTTCATCAATATAATCCTCAACAAATGATTGTCTAAATCCATCAAGACCAACGTCGTCAATTAAGTTTTCAGTTGACTCTCTAGCCGATAGGTCTGTATCGTAGTTATCTCCAACCGCCCATTGTTCCTTACTTTTACCTTCAGGTGTTGCAAGTTTAAATAAATAAAGATGATAAAATTTCCCATCAGGAATCAAATCATAAACATCAATTCGTTTACTTAATTCGTCAATTTCTTCAGTTAAGGTTTCTATTTCATCAACTAAATCACTATTCTCATTATATCCCTCAATTAATTCGATTTCTTCAATTCTTTTTCGGTTCTTTTCAATCGTTTCGTTGTCGTCAGGTTCCTTAGCGTCATAGTCATATTTAGTAAGATGTTCAAAAAGAGCATTTGCACATGATGCCAAATCACTTAGGTTTTCACCTTCCCAAGCACCTTCTTTCCTTAATTCATCTTGAGCTTCTTTTTCTTTTAAAAACTCCAAATAATTAATTCTTTTCCTATATTCACTCCCATTGTCCCATACGTATCCATCGGTTTTAACTCCGTTAAGTGATGAAACCGCAGTATGGGAAATATCTAATTTACCATTTATCGTTATATTACCTAAATTTACTACCGGTGTACCATTCACATTTAAATCACCATTAATGACGATTTCCTTACCTTTAAATTGTTTTAGGTTATTTATCTTTCTACCGTCCCACGATACAAATTCTAAGAACTCAAGATATTTCTGAGGAGTAATCTCAACTTTGTTATTCTCCTGTTCGGCGATAATTGTTTCCAATATTTTTTTAATATTCTCTCTAATCATACTATTCATAAATATATTGAATCTATATACTATTTCCTTATAATCATTTTTTTACATATTTATATATGTAATAAACATCAAACTATTTAAATTATGGGATGCGGAATTTACCAAATAAAAAATAAATCTAATCAAAAGGTCTACATTGGTTCATCTATAAATATTAAAAATAGATTATATAAACATTTGTGGTTACTTAAAAAAAATAAACACGATAATATTCATTTACAAAATTCATTTAATGAATACGGAGAAGATTGTTTTGAATTTTCTTTAGTTGAGAATTGTGAGTATGATGAGTTAATTAGTAGAGAAAACTATTATATTAATGCGTTTTCATCTTGTAACAATGACTTCGGTTATAATTTAGCATTGGTTAATGAATTCAGACGTAATACCTATAATGATGAAGTTAAAATTAAATTGTCTAAATTTAATTTAATTAAAAATGGTAATATCAACAAATTTTCATTAATTAACATATTAACAAATGAAGAGTTCATATTTGAAACATTAGTCGATGGTGCTAATTACCTAATTAATAATGGGTTTGCCAAAGGTAGTCATAAAAATGTTAGAATGAAGATATCATCCTCTCTTAGAGGTGTAAAAGTCAACAATGGTCATAAAGGTACAATTAGAAAAACTTGTTATAAACATAAATTTAAAATAATAAACTAAGGAAACATGAGTGGATGTGGATGTAAAAATAACAACAAAAATCAATTAAATAAACCAGTTCAAAAAGAAACTGTACAAAACGCAATCAAAACAACAATCGAAAAGTATTACAATAAAAATAAAAAGTAATAACTATTTATAATAATAAACCTTCTAATCTTTTAAACAAATGAAAAACGGTGGTGGTAACAACAACGGTGGTGGATGTGGTTGTGGTAAATAATCAATCCAATTTTTTTGATGATATCGAATTAATTATAAAAAGGGGAATTTTTCCCCTTTTTTTATATTTATAATCATGGAACCCAACAAAGAAGATAAAGAATTAACTAAAGGTCAACAAAAACTACTTAACCTTTTGAATAAATTTGAATCTGAGTCAATTGACGATAGGTATATTGACGACGCATTAGGTAGTGTTGGTAAATTTATAGATTTATTAGAAAAACAAAATTTACTTCACCATATCGACCCTTTAAATCGAGTTTGGGAAAACCATGAAAACTACCTTCTTTACAAAAAAGTTGAATTAGACCCTTCTTATATTTGGAATGTTGTTAATACTTTATCAGATATTGTAAAAATTGGAGATGTTTACTATTTCGACACCGATAGTGAGACCCTTGCAGGTTTTTTCAATACAAGTAGAAATGATATTAGTCAAGGTTCAATTGCCGAGATTATTGATGGTAACTATGAAATGGACCATTGGGATGTTACCGATGATGAATATAGGGATGTATATGACCAACTATCACCTGAAAACAAAAAAATAGTTGACGATAGAATTCGTAATGACCTCAAAGAAAAAGGAGCTTTAGATATAAATTCAAAATTATTAGAAAAAATTGGTTTAGAACAAGGTAGAGGATATGTTACATTAGACGATAATATCATCACTCGTATTTTAGAAGACGAAGAGACTATGGTTTACCTAATCAATAAGGAATTAGATGATATTAGACAAGATTTATATAATGTTTATTCACATTGTTATAGTGGTATTTTATCAGATAATTGGTATGGGGATATTATGTCCGCATTAGTTGACGAGGTTATCGACAACACAACTTTTGAAGAATACACATACCAAAAACAAATTATGGGTAAAACTGGTTATGAAAAAAGAACGGTATACGCTAGAAGATATCCTGTAACTAATTGTGTTTATGATTTAGTAAAGAAATGGATTTATGAATATAAAGATAGTACTTGGAATGATGACACAATCAATTATCACGGAGACTACACTAATTTATTGAATGCGTCGTATAGTAGTGGTTTAATGAGTGAGATAAGAGTACCTCACTTAGATGAATACCCTGACTATAGTCAAATGACCAAATGTGTTAATGAGGGTATTGGTGATTACTTTTAATAATTAGATAACTTTACCTTAACATACTTTTACCATCATACAACTATATGTTAGTATGATAAGTTCAATTTTTATATTATTTGTAATTACATTTTTCTCCCTAATCATTCGTAATGACAGACGAGAATATTTCAAATACAACAAAAGGTAATTTACTATTTATACCTAATTTTTTTGTTGGTAAATTTATACATGGAAAAATTAGATATATCTACCCGTCAAAATTTAGTCAATGATTTTGCAGATTATGTGTGTGAAATAATCAGTGAGAATAACACTCATAAAACAAAGTTATCTGTTGTTGACGTACAAAACTTCATGATTGTTAAAGGATTTACCAAAAGTGAAACCGTAGTTAATTTCTCAGAGATAAATTCTAAATTTGTCGAGTTAAATAAAGATAAGTATCCTGGCCTAAATAAGTTTAACACTATTGATGTTCTATCATACGGTAGTGAAGATTCATCATTTGAAGATGAGTCTATTGTATATTCAACAAAACCTGAAGAAAACATAAATAATGAATTAAGTATTGTTGTAACATCAAAATTCCCATACGGATATTCTGAAAACTACCTTAAACAAACTTATAATCATCTAAAAGAGATATCTTGTAAATCTCAACCATATTTCAAATTCAATTGGGTTACATTAACCTGTAAACTTACCAATTCAGATTTTGAAATTACTTCAATTAACTCTGATAGTTATTATCCATCAGAAAAACTATTATCCATTTTAAAAGATAATTACGATGGTCCGATTGATGTTTTATTAGATGAGGATAAGATGTTCTTGAACGTAGTTTAAACTCGTTTAGAGTATCCCACAATCTGATAGAAGTCTTTTTTACCCTCACAATATTCTTTAACAAGTACCAATAGGTTCCTGAACATAAAGGCATCTGGTGTTTGTTTTTCACACTTGGAGAACAATTCAATAAATGCAGTTAATACTTGTAACGGGTAATATCCTCTATCTTCCAACATAATATGGTTAATCCAAACTTTTGTAGGACACTGTAATTTATAGGAATTTCTCTCCTCAACTGTTTTGAACGGCTCACACTCATCGTAAAATTTAACCATATCTTCAACATAAGATTTTACTCTACCTTTATCGTATTGAGCTTTAGCAATTAAATCAACAATCCAATGTGTATGTGATGGGGTTCTCAATCGTTTACCCTCCTCTTTATACTTAACAATAAAATCCAAGTCGGGACGAGACCCTCTACCTCCCTGATAAATTGCAATTGTATATTTTTTATCAATTTGCCAATATGTCAAAGGGGTGTGAACCACCCCTTTCTTTTTAAACGTTAGTTCCTTCATAGTACAAATATACTACAAATTTTGTTTCACAATCTCTAAAGCCTCATTTAAATCCTGATAATCCATATCAGGAGCATACAACTCAGCAGTTTCGGTATCCTGATTAACAATCATAAATGCAGGTACAAAATCATTTTTTAATTCGACAAAAAGGTTATATTCCTCCTCGTATTTTTCAATGTCTCGATTCTTATACGGGATTGAGTTTTCTTTTAATAAACCTTTAAATTCGTCACACCACTGACATCCCTTTAATGTATAAACAACTAAAAGTTTACTCATATTAATTAAGATGTTCGTTTATTAATTCAGTAATAACATTACTAGTTTTTAAACCTACAGTTGTGTTAACATCTTGCCCATTTTTAAAAAACTTCATTACAGGTACACTTCTTACTCCCAAGTCTTTGGAGAACACAATGTCACTTTCAACATCGAATTCATAAATTGGAACGTCAGTTACTACGTTTTGAATTTCATGTGTTAATTGTCTGCAGGGCCCACACCACTCAGCGAACATTTTTAATAAGAATGTTTCGTTATTATTTATCTTCTGTTTTATCTGTTCCGATGTTATTTGTTCCATTTTTTATCTGTCTTTTAATACTGTTTATTAAGAAATCTAATTCGTTTCTTTGTTCATGTGAATAATACGCTCTGAGTTTATATGAAGTACTCTGACCGTATAATGATAAGTATAAATAAATCCCACTTTTTAATTTACAAATGTATTCACTAATTACTTCACCATCGGTATACACTTTTGATTCAGTAAAGATAATCGTAATATCTTTATTTTTAAGTTCACCAGGTTTTAATCCATGATTGTCAAAAATATCACAGTAAGACAATAATGGTTTATCTTGTAGGAACTTTTTTTCGTGTTTAAAAATCAAAGAGGTCATAAAATGGAAGATAATCAGAATCATTATTATTGTGAACACTTTCCCATGTCAAACCTCCACTTTCTTTAAAGACAAACTTTATCTCTCTAACACCAGAACCAGTTATAAACTCAGCGGTAGGATTTCCCCAAATCTTTTCAGTTATTGTTTTCAACCTAACATCCAACTTAAAAATTGCATCATCCCAACTTTCATTTAAAGTTTGGTTGAACTTTCCAAGCGTCTGAACTCGGTTAAAGTGTATGGGTTGGGAATCATTCATACCGAATTTACCAATTGATGGAAGATATTCAATAGACGCTCTATCCCCATTCTCATTACGAAGTGAAATGATTAATGACCTTGGTCTATCTTGATAAGTTCTAACACAATTTGATTGGTTAACTGACTCATCCACATATTCTTCGTTCTTTTGGAGAATTACAGGTGTGAATACTCTACCATCCGTTAGTTCAATGGGTTTAGAAATCTTCTCCACAAACTCCGGTGAATAGTGTCGGTTGTATTTACCTCGGGTGTAAAACTCAACCTTATCCGACCATAATACGTGTTCAGCATTAAATTCCTTTAATCCTTTAGAATTCCATCTAATCGGTTCATATCTAGATAATGTATTGAAAAATCTTATATGGTCATAAAAAGAATGAATTGAATTGTCAGTATCTTTTTTAAATGAAAGATAAGTTTGGTAACAATTATTTAAATCTCGTTTTTTGAAATTGTCAAAGTATAGGGGTGGAGCAAATGGTGTTTCATCATTTTTAAGATTAAAAACAATACACAACTCTTCATCAGGTCTTTGGAGAATAAAATCTTTCCCAAATACCTTACAAAGTTCTCTTATGCTTTGGAAACAAGGATTTTGGACCTTATGTAATATTTTTTTAACCTTTTCAGATTTAATATTATGTAAGTTCATAAACGTATCAATGAACTTAAATCCATTTTTCTTATAATCTTTTTTGGTTGGTTTAGGAAATATGTCGTAAAACCCTCTCCAATTATCTGACTTCTTAACTCCTTGTTTATCTAATAAACATCCAAATAATGAAACAGGTAAGTCTCTATATTTTGTGATTGTCTCAGCACCAATCTTAGAAAGAAACACATTAACACCTTCCATTATTTCATCATTGTATGTTTTAGAGTCCTCAACTCCATTCATAAATGAATAATAAAAGTCAGTAGTTAATGAAACAGGAAAAGAGTTTCTTCTAACCACATTTACCTTACCCTTACCTCTTTTCTTATGATATTCGTTATTTCTCCCAACGGTAAAGATACTGGTTTTTTTGTTAAAAGTAATGTAATTTAATTTAGTACTTTTACGAAAAAATACTTCCCCAACTTTTCTGTGTCTTCCACAATAGAATACCTTTAAAGATATTTTATCTTCGTTTTCCTCAACAACAAAAGTACTTCGATATAATGTCGCCTCACATAGTGGATTACCATAGTTTTTCAAAAATTCTTCCTCACTACCATTAACTGACTTATCAAAGCAATAAACATAGTGTTTACCATCAAAATAATCTTTTTGAGCACGATAGTTCTCCTTGACACCGAATGGGTCCTCAAGAATACTATCGGCAAAATCCCCTACCGAATTGTAGGGGAGATAATGACCGACATAGAATTTTTTATTTATTATTTTGAACAATACTTCCATTAGCAGTAAGTTTCAGCAAGTTCCCAAAGTTTGGTGTTAATCATATTATCCATTGTCAAGGATTGGATACCTTTTACACTACGTATATTACGACCTTGTTGTTTGATGAACCCACCACGGATTAACTTCTCTTGAACCACGTTGAAGGTATTCCACAAGTTGTCTTCTCGGTCTCCGTCACGAAGTGGGTCAATAATTGTCTCCAAAGTTAGACTTGAGATGTCCTCAGTGTTTTTCCAACGAATACCAACCGCTTTAGAAACGAAGTCAATCTTTCTGTCCGTGTCCATAGTTACTTCCATCATTCTGTCCACTGACTTTTGAATCTTTGGCGTGTTCAATACGAACTGCTCGGTAATCATCTCAACATCACTCATACTCAAATTCAAGTGAGTTTGTTTCAAATTACCAAAGGTTGACACAGGAACAGTAAGTCCGTTAGAACAAACCAATCGGTGTAATCCTGCTCCGATTTGTAATGCAGTTGTACCATTATGTGAGTTAGTGATTACAGCCTCTAAAAGAGAGTCTCCAACTTGGGGTAACTCAGAGTTACGAAGACGAATTTGGTGTTTACCATATGCTGTTCTGCCAACTTGTTTTGCTGAGCTAACTTCCCAACCATTTTGAATGAACTTATCAACCACTTCAATAGTTGGAACCATTGTGTAACGGTCTGACAATTTTGAAAGTTTTTCTGTTTGGAAAAGTGCTGGAACTGTTTGTTTAAGGTCTTGTAGGTTTATCATATTATTTGGTGTTTTAATTATGACTACAAAGATAAGTCAAAATTTTAGTTCAACCAAATAATTCCATAATTTGTTTTAACAACGGGTACCTGAACTTCGATTTTTTCTCCCTTCTTCACCGCTTTATCATACATACCAACCACGATATCGATAAGCTGTTTTTGGGTGAGTTGTATCTCCTCACCCTTATCAGCGTTTTCGTAAACTTTTTCTTTTATTTTATCATAGAATACTTCTTTCTTCATTTCACCGATAAGGTCAATTAAATCATTTGGATTTTTCTCAAAAAAACCAATCAAAGTATTCAAATATATTTCCGCATCAATGTTGTTTCCCATAATATAAATTTTAAACAAATATACGGAATATTTCTATTCCAAATTAAAGTACGTAATAAAACTGGTCTCCCTGGTCGTCTAACTTTTCTTTAAGTTTGTTAGGGATAACTACATTTGGATTACTTTTATTTAAGTTAATGAAACCTAAATTAGGTAAATCAGCCAAACACTCAGGTAAAGATTCAAGTTTTGGATTACTTGGTAATGCCAACATATCTAACTTCTGACAATTACAGATTGAATCCGGTAATGATTTAGCAAAATTCTTAAATAGGATTGCTTCCAAGTTTTGGAATCTTCCAATACTTGCCGGGATGTCATAAGCTAAATCTTCTTTACCTTCGTTCTTAATTGACAAATGTTCAATAGAATCAGGTAAGTTATCAAATAACTCATCAAATCCATAAAGAGCAACAAATTTACCCGCCGAACTTCCAGGATATGTAATTTCAGCCTTGTTAGAGTTAGTGCCAACTAAACCTTTTGCAAACTCAGGTTTGAAGAAGTCTTTCAACTCCGTCATCTTACCATTTAATAATTGTACCAAATCTTGTTGGTGGTCATGTCTATCCATGAACTGATTAGATGGGAAGTGGAATTGATATCTATCTACAGGTAATTGTGAAACTTGCCCACGTTGTTCCGACTCATTTGGTAATACAACATACAAAGGTCCATCCTTAATGTATCTATCAAAGTAAGTAAGCCCAGGTGATGAAGTACACCATCTTGATTCACCCTTATCATATTCATGTTGTCCACCATAGAAACATGCCGCGTCTTTACCTAACTTGTCAGTTCTTTCAATTTTAATTACGGTCCAACTTGGTCCTCTGAAAACAATATCTCCACCAGGATGTTGATATGTAGAAGCCGCTTGCTTTTTCTCTTCTTTACTTGCCTTAACTTTTTCTAACGAAAAATCTTTTACCAAATCAAACAAAGATTTAGGTGTTAACTTATTAACATCTCTAACGTTTTCAGGTAATCTATTTTTAAACTTTTCAAACTTTTTAAGGTCAGTTGTTGTCTTATATAAATCCTCCATGAATAAATCACGATACGCCTTAACTTCTTTAGCATAAGCCTGTTTATCTTCAGGGTCAGCCTCAATATTTGATGGCTTGATGAAATTCTTTAATAACCAGTTAGTGTATTTACCAACTTTAACTACTTCCATTTGTTCAGGAGTTAAGGTATCAATATCACCTTCCATTCCTCTAGGAAATTTTGTATCAGGGTCAGCGAATATAATCGCCTTTAATGTTTCAAATGGTATTTTACCCGCCTCTTTCTTCTTAGCTTCAGGATTATTATCAACTAACTTATCGTACAATAACTTGAATCGTGAATTTTCTACGATAAGCGACTTTAATAAATTTGTAAATTTCATTTTTTTAATATTTTATATTAATGTTAAGATTTTGAATATACCGCACCAACGTAATATTTGGTTTGTTTAGTTCCGTCACCTGAATTTTCTTCAAATGAACCTATAAGTTTTGGTTTTACTTTTTCAACGGAGTATCCATCTAACTTAGCTAAATTAATTGCCGCCGCTAACTTACTACCTCCAGCTAAATTTTGGTCAGTCGATTTACCTAAAATACATACGGAACC